ATCCGCCTACACCAACCCATACGAAAATCAGGTTGTTCAGCAGTCTATGGATGACATAGAGCGTCAGCGCTTAATGTCTCAGAACGTAGGCGCAGCACAAGCTGGTGCAGCTAACGCATTCGGTGGTTCACGCCACGGTGTTGCAGAAGCAGAAACTAACCGAGCATTCGCAGATCAGTCTGCGCGTACAGCTTCAGGGTTACGTCAGGCTGGTTACCAAAACGCACAAGGTATGGCCCAGCAGGATATTAATAACCGTAATCAGGCAAGTCAGTTTGGAGCTAACGCTTACAATCAGGCAGGCCAGCTTAATCAATCTGCAATGAACCAGATGACTCTAGCCAACCAGAACGCAGGTCTATCAGGATCGCAGCAGCGTTTAGGTGCAGCAAGTCAGATGGGCAACTTGTCTAACCTAGGCTTCGGCATGGGGCAGCAGATTCAAGGTCGTATGGATCAGCAGGGAGCAGCACAGCAGGCTCTACAACAGCAGATCATTAACGCAGCTAAAGGTCAGTACGGTGGCTTTACTGGCGCACCTGAAAATAGCTTGCAGTATTTGCTACAGTCATTAGGAGCCGCACCTGCACAGGGCAGCACAAGTGAGACTTATGACGCAGGCTTATTTGATTACTTATCAATGGCTGGTAAAACTTACGCTGGTATGCAGTAGGAAATTATTATGGGATTATTTGACAGTATTGGGCAGAAGTTTTCTAACATGGATGATAGCCAAAAGAAGGGGTTAGCTTTAGGGCTAGCTTCTGGCTTTGCAGGCATGAGTGGTAATCCCAACACAAACAGTATTATGGCTGGTATTGCAGGTCAGCAAGAGGCTTTGCGTGATGATCGTAAGGTGCGTCAGGCTACAGAATTAGCTACTAAAACTTCAAATGACAGTTTGGCAGCTTTAAGGAATGCTGGTATTGACGATAAGATGCTAGCAATTGCTAAAGTTAACCCTGCGTTAATGCAGACAATTACTAAGGCTTACGCTGATTCTCAGATCAATCCTAACAAGCCCTTTGCTTTGCAAGTGTCTCCACTTCAAACCGATCAAGGAACAGGCCAGCAATATGTTGTAACAACCAACACTAATACAGGGGTTTCTACTAGGACAAATGTAGATGGAGCTAGTGGGCTTACTGGGCAGCAAAAGCTAGATCAGGGCGTTGCGTCAGATAAGCAGAAAATAGCTAATCAAGCCGCAGAGGATCTTAACCAGCAAGACATTCAGGTCGCTAGGGACGCTGGATTAGTTGCCTTTAATGACATGACAGGTATAGCAAAAACTATAGTAAACCTCACTAAAGCCAAAAAAGCCGTTAAAAACGATGGCGCTTCAGTTGGATTTATTCAAAATTGGCTACCAGCATTTGATGCTGCTACAGCAGAATTAAGGCAAGTAGCTAATAAAATGGGTATTGAGGTTATTAACAGTGCTACTTTTGGCGCATTAAGTGAGACAGAATTGAAGTTAGCATTAACTACAGCGTTCCCAACCGATCTAAATGAAGCTCAATTGTTAATATGGATTGATAAGAAGATTAATGCTCAAAATAAGATGTACAAAGCACTTTCATCTAAAGCAAAGAAGCTAACTAGTGGTATAACCATGACTGAGTTTATTACCTTGAACACTACAGATGAAGCTGATATTGATGATCGGCTTAATCAGACTGATATACTGGGTGCGCTAGACGCAGCTATAAAAAAGAAAGGGGGGTAAGTTATGATTACCTCTCTTGATGATATAGCTTTATCAGATCTTAAAGCTATCAAAGAACAACGGTATGATGATGTATCATTGGAAGCGTTAAAGTGGTGGAGGTCTAATGGCGATTTTAGCTCTAAGACTAAGACAACACCTGCAGCTAATGAGATTGGTAGTGTAATTAAAGAAACAAAAGAAGGTGGCAAGTTCTACAACCTTGGTTCTGGTAAGGTGGGATATTCTTCGCCTGAATACAGCACAACTAACCAAGATGACGTTAAAAGAATGTTATCACAAGTGGCTGACAAGGAATTTATCCAGCCTACAGACCAAGCAGTATCACAGCGTAATCAAGACATTATTAGCCAATCACCTGTAGCAGCTAGGTTCCTAAAGGGCGCTGAAGGTACTATTGGTGTTGGATCTTACATTGACGAGATTGCACAAGGCATTAGCCCAGAGCTAGGCAATAAGGTGCGCGCAGTATCTGGCGCTATGGATGCTGAGAATCCTGCAGAAAGTATTGCACTGCAAACTATTGGCGCTGTTGTTACATCGCTACCTGTAGGTATTGCAGCATCATTAACAAAGTGGGGGCCAACAGCCGCTGTAGCAGGCATTACTAGGGGCCAGAAGATCATTCGTGGACTATTCACGGGTACTGTAGCTGGTGGTACTGAGGGCGCTATTTACGGCTTTGGCGAAGGTCAGGGCAGTTATGCGAACAGAGCTAAGTCAGCAAGAACTGGTGCAATGTGGGGTGCTGCTCCAGCGGCTGTATTAGGCGCCTCTATGCCCGTATTTGGTGACGTTATTAAGCGTGTACTAGAGACTGATGTTAAGCTAGTCGCTAAGACATTTGGCATCTCTATAGAGGCTGCTAGGGTTGTTAAGCAAGCATTCTCAAGTGGTGCTAGCATTGACGATGCTATTGCTAATATCAGGGCTGCAGGTAAGGACGGTATGCTTGCAGACGCAGGACAAGCCGCAGACGCACTAATTGACGCAGCAGCAGCTTCAGGCCCAACAGCAACACAAGCCACTCAAAAGGTAGTAGGCGACAGAGCAGAGGCGGCTAGTGCTACTATTGGTCAAACAATGGACGAAACGCTTGGGGCAGCACCTACAGGAGCTAGAACAGCTTCTGAAGAGATTGCAGAGCGTACAGCACCAGCAAGAACTAAAGCGTATGGCGATGCTTACTCTAAGCCAATTGACTACGCTAGCGATCAAGGCAGGGCCATTGAAGAGGTGTTAGCTAGAATATCACCTAAGAACATGAGGCAGGCAATAGAAGAAGCTAACGCTGATATGCTTGCTGATGGCGTAAAGAACAAACAAATCATGGCGACCATTGCCGATGATGGATCAATTAGCTTCTCTGAAATGCCTAACGTACAGCAGCTTGATTACATTAAGCGTACATTAGGTAACATGGCTAATGACCTAAAAGACCCAATTACAGGTGCGTTACCAAGTACAGCACTAAGGTTTAGTAAGCTATCTGGTCAGCTTAAAACAGCTATTGGTGATGCGGTTCCAGAGTACAATGTTGCCGTTAAGGTAGGTGGTGACAAAATAGCAGAAGACGAAGCTCTTGATCTTGGAATGAATCTATTAAGCCCTAAAACAACACGCGAACAAGTAGCTAGGCAGATGTTAGATGCTTCTGATGCGGAAAAGCAGTCTGCTAGATTAGGCGCAAGAAACTATATTGATGAAACTCTTGCTAACGTAAAGGCTAGTATTGCTACGCCTGACACAGATGTTAAAGAAGCCATGAAGGTATTGGCTGATCTATCATCTAGGGCTAACCTAGCTAAGATGCGACTTATCATAGGCTCTAAGGGCGTTGAGAAGATGCAGAAAGAGCTTGAGGTAGTTAGACGCGCGTTAACTCTAAGGGCAGCAGTTGCCAAGAATAGTGCAACAGCACAGCGCCAAGCAATCCAAACCACATCTAAGGCTATACTCAATGAAGGCCCGTGGCAGATGATTAGGCAGGGTAAGCCACTTGAAGCCATTAAGGAGTCGGTTAAACTATTAACTGGCTCAAATGCTTCAGGTGAAGCAATGCGCGAGTCAGCAATGTATACTGATGTTATTAAAGCACTTACTGAGAAACGCGGCGAAGAAGCTGTGGTAGCGCTTAAAATTATGGATGATGCTATTAAGAGGCAAGTCGGACTGTCTGATAAGAACGCTGAATTTATAACTAGAGTGTTAATGGCTCAGTCAGTCGGTTCAAGTGTTACCACTGGTCGAAAACTTAACGAGGGCAAGTAATGTCAGATAAAATGTCAAAAGACGAGATTCAAGGCGCAATCACAGACGCTATACAAGCTGCTATTGATTACGTTGATAGTGACATTTCTAGTCAACGTGAACGCGCTCAACGGTACTTTGACGGTGCTGTAGACCTAGAGCATGAAGAAGGCCGCTCTAGGGTTGTGTCTACTAAAGTGCGCGATGTAGTTCGTGGGGCTAAACCTAGTCTGATGCGTGTGTTTATGTCTAATGATAAGTTCGTTGAATTTACACCTAAAGGCCCAGAAGACGTAGCTAACGCAGAACAAGCGACAGCCTACACGCACTGGGTATTCAACAAAGCTAACGGCTACAAGATCCTAAGTAACGCAATACATGACGCTTTAGTTAAGAAAGTAGGCGTAGCTAAGGTCTGGTGGAACGAAGAAACTATTGCTAAGTCGTACACTTACGAAAACCTATCTGACGAAGAAGTACAGATATTGGCTAATAAAGACGGTGTTGAGGTTGTAGAACACAGTCAAGAAATTGAAATTGAAATGGACGAAAATGGCTTTGAGTTAGAGCGTAACGTCCATAGCATGGTCATTTCTCACAAGTACGAAGAAGGTGAAATGGTCATTGAGGGCATACCTCCAGAAGAATTCTTCATTGATGGTTCAGCTAAGTCTATTGATGACGCTTACATTGTCTGTCACCGCACAGAGAAACGTGCAGGCGACCTAGTGGCAATGGGATTCGATAGGGACGTTATTGACGGCTTATCGGGCGTTGATGATGACTCTTTAGTTGGCGATGAAGAAAAGCTATTGCGCTTTGGTGATGCTATCGACTCTACAGAAGGTCTAGCTAACGACCCATCGATGCGTACCATTGTTGTCACAGAAGCCTATATGCGCATTGACGTAGAAGGTGATGGTGTCCCTACACTACACAAGTTCTTATGTGGTGGTACTGAATACGAAGTATTAGACATGGAGCCTTGGGATAAGGTTCCCTTTGCTGACTTCCATGTAGATCCAGAGCCACACGCATTCTATGGTCGCTCACTAGCTGAATTGGTAATGAATGACCAAGACACTACGACTAGCGTACTACGCGGAATACTAGATAACGTAGCACTCGTAAACACACCACGCCTTGAAGTTAACGAAGACATGGTTGA